AGTACAATAGAGTGGCTCGTTTGGCGCCTTATGCAGCTTGGTTGCTTCTTAGGGAGTCCAAGCTGAGTCACGAGACCTCACGCTATGTCAGTGGTCAATTCTTTAGCTTGACGTCACTAGCGTCCTGGCTGTTTGCTAAGTATTATGGGGGCGAAACAGTCAGTTCCGATCCAAGGGGTCGCAAGTAGGTTACCAGTGCTTGCCCCTGCTAGTGTGTTTAAGAACCTGAAGAATCGTGCTTGGATCAAGGGTGATTATAGCGGTGTGGAGAGTCGTACTACGCATGAGTGTTTATTTGACCAAGGGGCTTATGCTCCATCTACTTATTCCAGTTGTGCCTGGAATGAGTACGCTGCGTTGAGGGGCCGCGCTTTGGCTGAGACCCCACTCCCTGACTCTAAAGAGGTGGGGAGGTTTTGTCGCTGGGTAAAACATGAGTTTGGCAATTTGTTCCCTGGTTTCGAGGCCCGGGGTGCCATCCCAGTGGCAAGGTATCTGCAACGGTCGAACGCTTCACCGTCAGTGAAGGCCGCAATTCAGCGTGCCTCCTGTCGTCTCGAGGAAGCGGGTATCGGCCATGATACTGTGATCCCTGAAAAGTTGTTGCGGAAGTGGACGACTCGTAAATCCTTTGTAAAGGTGGAGTTCAATTTAGCGCACTCTCCTGCCGGAGATAAGTTTAAGGCGCCGCGACTCATTCAGGGGGGACAGCCCGAGTTTATAGCACTGGTTGGCCCGGCATTTGTTCCAATTCAAGAGATGATCAAGTCAATCTGGGGTGTCCACTTTGGTGTTTGTTTTACAAGTGGAGTTGATGCCGTCACCCTAGGAAAGTTTCTTGATGTGCCTGGCCAGGTGTTCGAGAATGACGTGTCGGCGTGGGACGCCAGTATCTGTCAACAGATATGCCAATTGGAGGTTTGGCTGGCACGTAGATTTGGTGCTTCTCGGGCTGTTGTGGACTTAATGCGTGCAAATATAGATACCCATGGTCGGACAACCCATGGGCTGACCTATGGTGGGGTCAGTGGCACGCGTAAGTCCGGGGACCCTTATACAAGTGTGTTTAACTCAGTGTTGAACGGGTTGATGCACTTGTATTGCTTTGTACGGGCAGGGTACAAGCTGAAGGATGTCCTATCGAGGATACGGATGG